TCGTTTAAGTAACGGAAGTCAGACTTATAAAAGTCGTAAGATCCTCTACGGAAACCAGAAAAGCCCAAGTTTAATGCCATATCTTCAGAGTTGTCAAATACACCGTAAGATGTACCACCAGCTCCGTAAGAGTTCATAGAAGCTAACATATCATCAATAGCTAAACTAGTAGCTCTATTAACGAATAGCATGTTTTCTTCAATAGCACCTTGCTTATCAAATTCTGCTAAAATAGCGTCAAACTCAGCTAAATCAGTAGCAGCATTAACACCAGTTACACCAGTAGTAATGTTACCTCTATCTTCAATAGCAGCAAATAAACCTTCAGTACCAGTTAATGTAGTACCATCAGTTCCTAAGAAAGCATCAACTTTTGAGTTAGCAGCTACAGTCTTTTTAGACTCAAGCATTGCCATTTCAATATAGTCAGTGAAACGAGCTCTTGTATCAGACTCAGCTTTTAAATACCATAAGTAACCAGAAGCTCCTCCTTCAGAAGATATTTCAACCCAACCAATACGAGATGCATCAGATCCTGATACTTCGTAGTAGTCTTTCATAATGATAGGTTTGTTCTGGAAAGTCTTAAACTGTGGTTCATTAGCTTGTCTTGAATCAACTAATGCAACGCCTGGAGCGTTATAACCAACTCCTTTAGCAAACTCAGATCCATAAACTAATAAAGTTGCAGAGTCGCCAGATCCAGCAGCTAAACCAGCGTTAGCAAATGTAGCTGTAGTATTACCAGCGTCATATAGCGCAATACTAATTTGATCGTTAGTAACGTCTGTTACAAGACCACGTGCTGTAGCGCTAGCGTCAGCTACTAATACCATATCGTTAACTCTTACACCATGATCAACAGCTGAAGTACCAACAGCGTTACCGTCAATATCAGTGTCAATTTCAAAAGTACCACCCTCTTCGTTACTGTTACCAGTTTGTTGAGTTGCGTTAGCAATGTGTCCTTTGTATGATAGATGTAATCTACCTTGTTCAGACCATACAACTTGATCAGCTGTCATAGCCTCTTCTGCACCTACTTGAGCAAGGAAACCAGAAATTGTACGAGGTCCAAAAACCTCAGCTTCTTTTTCCATCAAGTCAGGCACATATTGTTGTGACCAGCCAGCGTTTGATGCATTGGCTAAGTCTAAATAATTTGTTTCTAGCGTTTGCTTCGTTGGAGAAGGAACACTGTTCAAATTATCACCTGCAGTAATTGCCATAATAAAATGTTTTTAAATGTTATCTATTCTTTTTAATTTTAAACTTAAAATCGTTAGAGCTATCACCTAAAACCCTTACTTTTATCCCGCTATTATTAGCCACTTCACCAAGTTGTTGCCTTGGGTCCATGTTAACGTTCTTAGACTTAGCAATGCTTTCTTTTATAGCATCAGCTTTGCCTTGCTCGTAAAAGTGTTGAGCAATAGCATCTGGATTCATAGCTGTAAATAAAGATTTATGATAACCCTTAGCGTCTGACATTTCATTACTTTCGTTCAAAAACTTTTTGACAAAGTTATTAATATCGCTTTGAGTATCTTTAACAGAGTCAGCATTTTTAACGTTATACCTAAACTTTTTATCTCCAATATTAAACTCAAAACCTTTGAAGTTTTTATTGAATAATTGATTAGTTTTATTTAAAAACGTTCTCTTCTGTTTTTCAGCCACAATCTTTTGCTCGTCCGATTCTTTGTTGTATCGGTTGAAAAAGTCTACAGCTTTTTGCTGCTCAGGAGTGAGCTTGCTTCCAGCTTTAACTTCTTCGTAATATTTAGACTTTTGCCCGTCTAAGTAGGCTTTCGCTTCAGCAACTTGCTCTTTCAAAGCGATTTTCTTTTTTCTAATATCTTTTTCATCATCAACCTCTTCATCATAAGAGAAAGTTTCGTCCATTAAAAACTGTCTTTCTTCTTCTGTTAAATGAGGTTTAGTAGCTCTATAGTATTCTTGAAGAACTGTTAGATTATCCATATCTTTATAATCTTGGTTTAGTCTAACATAGTCTTCTAAACTACCACCTGTATCTTCCATGAAGTCAATTAACTTCTGTATATTTTCTGGCAGCGGCTTACCTGTAGCTTCTGCTTCGGCAATAGCTTCTTGTACTTCTTCAGCTATTTCTTCAACTTGTTCTTCAGCTTCTTCTTCAGTTATTTCTTCAACAACGGATTCTTCATCTTGAACACTTTCTCCGGTAGGTTCTTCATCTTTTGTTTCGACGTTTTCCTCACGAACTTCTTCGCTAGCTTCGGATTCGTCGCGAACAGGTACCTCATCTGTGCTTTGCTCTCTAGTGGCATCTTCTTCTATAGGTTTACTTAAATCTACTTTAATAACGCTATCATCGCCAGCGCTATCAAATTTACTCTCATCAACTGTTTCTGCAGTTTGTTCTTGCGTAGTTTCATCAACTACATTTTCGTTTTCTTCCATAATAAAATAATATATAAATTAATAGTTTATCTAGGATCAAATGCACCTAGATTAAATCCACCACCAAGTATATCATTACCTGCAGACTCAAAGTTTTTAGGTGAACCACCTGTTTTTCTTTGCTCTATAAGTTCTGACTGTTGGCTTGCTTGTATTTTTGTTCTTTCGTCTTTACGATCTTCTTTGTTATTTTCTCTTTGCTTTAAAGTTTCAAACTCTAATTTTTTTAGTTGAGAGTTTAATTCAAACTCTGCTTGCATTAACTCTTTTTTAGCAGCTACTTCTTGAGCCATTTTTTGAGAGTTAAGATTAAATTTAACTTGCTCTAGCTGCGCACTCATTTGAGTCATAGCTTGTTGTTTTTGAACTTCAGCTTGAGCAGCTACTTGCTGAGCTTGAGCATTAGCTTTCGCTTGAGCTTGTATATTTTGTTGCTGCATAGCTTGATCTCTTTTTAATTTTTTAGCTCTACGCAATTTAAGCATTTGATTAGCTAGCTTTATATTTCTTATCTCTCTTAAATCAATAGCATCCTCTAAATCAATATTTTTTTGAGCTAAAGCTTGTTGTATATTATTTTCAAGCAATGCTTTTTCTTCTTCATCAGGAGCTAACTCTATAAATATACCAAAGTCATATAAGTGTAACTCAGAAAGCTCGTCAAGTATAGCTACATTATGAGCGCCTATAGCTTGTACAAAAGCATCGGCAGTTGGAGAATATTCTAGTATATCAGATATTCTAAGAGATAAACACTCACAAACTTCAGATGTTAAGAATAAACCAGCTTGTAATATATGTCTTGTAGCTGTATTACTATTTGCAGCTGCTAATTTTTGTACGCCAACTAAAGCATTTTTATCAGGTAAGCTACCATCTCTAGCTTCGTTAAGACCTGTAGTATCGCGTATCATTTGTAGATAATAGTTGTAGTTACCTATTAAAGCTTGTAGTTTTCCACCGCCAGAACCACTTGTTATTTCTTGTATTGGTACTTTTCCAGGATTTATATCACCGTCTTGTGTCATTGATCTACCAATAACACTACCTGTTTGGAAAAACATATTTAAAGCTTCTTGCGGGTTGTAATTTGTTCCATTACCTAAGTCTATTTCAGCTAAACCATCAGCATCTAAATAAACACCGTCTGGCACCATACGAGACATTAGTTGCTGTATTTTTAAATGAGTTAGTTGTATCATATCGGCAAAACCTGTTATTCTACTAACTAAGCTCTCTATTTGACCTTTGTATATTCTAGGCGCAACAATACTGTAATTCATTTTAACTTTAGTATAATCGCTTTTAGGTCTCATCATGTTTTTACACATTTCCCACTTAATAAGCTTTCTAGCACCTAATATATAAGCTCCTTCGTATAAAACTTCTACAGCTCTTGTTATTCTTTGAAAGTTTTCATTTTCAGGTGGATTAAAACTATCATCTTTTAATATAGCTTTATCAGCACCTGTAGATGTTTGTTTTATTTTATAAACATCATTCATGTAAGTTTTATAGTTAAAATATAAAACTTGAACAGTATTTGTGTCTTGCTCTTTATAGCTAGAATAATCTTCTATTCTGCTATAGCCACTATTTTTACTTATTTCTTCTAATTCTTCTTGTGTAAGATGTGGAAACTGTTTAGCTAGTTCATTTAAAGGTATTCTTTTTATTTCACCAACGTAGTATATATCTTCAAAATACGGTGAATCAGAATATGAATAAACTAAATCTGCAGGATCTACATATTCTACTGTAACACCTTCTGATGTATTAAAATTAGTTTTAACACAACCAATACCTAAAACAGTTAAATCGTAATAAAATCTTTTCTTTATTAATTCGTACTTACTACCTTCTAAAAGAACAGATAAAGCTTGCTCTTCAGCTATTTCAATAGCTTGCTTATACGTTAGCTGCATGTGTAAAGCTAATTCTTCTTCGCTGCCAGGTATTGTAGCTGGATCATTATTATATAAGTTTATACCTAATTCTTTTTGAGCAAAGTCATTTAACTCTTTTGCTCTCATATCAGATATTATAGAGTCCATATATTCTGTACGCTTAGCTATACCGTTTGGATCTTGAGAATATGCTTTTATATCGTAAGTTCTTTCAGCTATACCGTTAACAACTATATCAACAAACTTAGGTATAATAGGCACAGGCTTCCAGTCTAAATTTAAATAAGATAAATCACCGTTTATAGATAACTCATCTTTGTATTTTTGTATTGATTGCTCTCCTCTAGCGTAAGATCTTAGCTTGTGGTACTCTTGTTGATTACTTGCGTATCTAGTAGTTCTATCAGATCTAAGACTACCATTTACTCCAGAGTTCCACTCTAACTCTATAGCCATAGCTACTTTTTCACCATAGTCAAAGCTTAATTTTTCTACATCACTTACTGCTTGACTTGGAAAGTAATTATTAACATAACCTGTTTTATTACTCATTTCTTATTATTTTAGATATATTTCCATTGTTGCTATATTTAGCAATATTTAAATTTAATGGCTTCTTATTAACAGTGCTTGTTGGTCTATATAAGTGTCTGTTGCAAGCCATTATAGCTAAACCAGAACTTATAGATGCATCATGCTTAGTTCTTTTGTTTATATCAAACTTTGCCCAATCATTTAGCGTTTCGTTAAAATATATATTACCGTAAACACCGTCGCCTTTATCGCCAACATGATCATTTATATACATCTCAATAGCAGCTGCATGCGCTTGCTTAATATCTTCGCTGGAGTTTGGTATACCACCTATTTCTTTTTCTGCAGTACTTAATTTATTCCAAATCTTATCAGGCCTATTCATGCTAAAACCTCTATAACCTCTACGCTTTAAATAATATAGTAATCTTGGTTTATTATTTTCTGCAAGCAATGGCATGCCGTAAAACACCAAAGCCATTAATACATCTTCAAAAAATATTTCAGCGGTTTGTGGTCTAGCTATATATTCTAAAAAAAACGAATTAGCAGGTGCGTCTTCCATGCTAAACTTAGTTAATCCATGAAGAGATCCGTTAGATCCTCTACCATCAACAGTACCACTAATATCATAACTATCGCAGCCAAAAGCTCCCATGTGATCATTTCCTGGATATTTTATTCCGTTTCTATTTATAATTCTATTTTGTAAACTACTAGAAGGTACCCAACTTACTTTAAACCTACCGTTTGGATCTGGATTAAAAACAACTTGAGTATCTTTAACTCCATTAACCCATTGAAAGTTTCCAACATTAACTGCTGCTAAGCTATTAGTGCCTTCATTGTAATCTATTTGTTCGTATATTTTAACTAAATTAAATATACTATTTTTTGTTTCATCTCTAAACGCATGCTCTTCAGTTCTTGGAAACTGTCTATAAAATTCGTTTAAAGCATCTTGATCATTTTTTAAACCTTCAACTTCATTTTCCCAATGATCTATTACGCCAACATCAATTAATTCACCGTGTGGTCCGTATACATCATCGCTAGGGTTATTAAATGTAGGTTGTCCGTATTCGTCAATAAATCCTTCAAAGTTCCATTCCATTGGCATAAACAAAGAATATAAGCCAGACTTTGTTTGTCCATTTCTATTTCTACTTCTGACGTCTGAGTCATTGTATAGTTTTTTAAAATTATTACCGCCTTTATCTAAAGAGTTAGACGTTGAGCCCATCATGCACTTACCAACTACACGAGCACCTAGCCTTAAACAAGTTTTAGTTACTCTCCAATTGTTTAAAATATTATCTGGTCTTTCCCACTTACCACTTTCATCGTGTACTAACAAGTTAAGCTTTTCACCATCGTAACTGTTATCACCTGTGTTTTTCCAATCAATAGTAGTGTCAAGTCCAACCAGCTCTTCCTGCTTTTCGTTTGCAGTAATTTTTTTACGCGTAAACTTACTTGCAGGAACACGATAAGCAAGTTCACTTTTAGGTCTGTCCATACCGTCTTGTATCGGTTTAAAGAAAAACGGATAGTTGACAGATATTGGTACAACTTTATCAGTAAACATTTTTTTAGCATCAGCTCCACTTTTAGATAATATTCCATATCTAGCATCACTCGATATTGTAGCTAAGTTAACCGTTTCAGCTGAGCTCATAAACGAAAAACCACTACGTCTATTTTTTAAATAACACATACCATAGCATCTGCTATCGGCTTTACAAGCTTCCCAAAATATAAAAAACAACCTGTTAGCTTCTCTAAAATCTGGAGCGCCAACATCAATTTTACTCCATTGAAGATACATATAATGGCTGCCAGTTATGTATGTAGGCTTACCGTTATTTTCAAACCAAAAACCTTCGTCACGACGTTTAAACTCTTCGTCTATATAATCGTACCACTGATCTTTTGCTTCTTCTGGATATGCTCTCCAGTCAAATATACTTTTAAGCTTGCTTAGCTCTTTAGGATATTCTAACCTTTGCCATTTGTTTTTGTCGAACAAATGCACTGATTTCGGTTTAAGCGGCAGCCCAATTCGCAGATTTTGAATCTCCACCACTTGTCCAATTTTTCCAGTTTTGCTGATAACCACAATATCGTGTTCTTTATTATATCCATATTTCCATAATTTTTTTTTGTTAAGTCGACTCATAGTTGTCTTCTTAACAGGTTCAACAATATTATATAGTGTTTGTTTATACATTACTTAGATCTTCCTTCAGCAAAGCCTTTAAACACTCTTTCTTTTTTATCTTCAGGCTCTTTGCCTTCTAATATATTCTCTTCTTCTTGTATACGGTTAAGTATTTCAAAAGCATCGAATATTGCTAGCTTTTTAGTAGCAGCAGCATTTTTTAATCTATCAGCAGAAACATCATCATCTGTATTTGTAATAATCTGCTCTTGAGCAACTTTAATTAACTCATCAACAGCTTTACGCCCAGCTAGGATTATACGCTTCTTCGTTTCCTTGATACTCATATTTAATTGTAATAAATTTATTTAGTACGCGATAAAGTCTAGTATTATTAATAATAAACTCGTAAGTTGAAAAAGGTGTAAAACCAACTAGTTCACCAACTTTGTTTACGCCGTCTGTATACTTGACAATACCAACGCATTGTTCTTCTTTTTCTTCAGCTAGCTTGTTTCTTTGTTTTATTGGCTGAACAAAACAATAACCATCACAAGCTCTCCAATAACTTTCTTTAAATCTTGACCAATAAGTAGGTGTTTTATAAAGAAATATTTGATCTTCACTAACTATATAAGTATTTTCGTTAAAAAAAGATTTACTATTTTTTTCGTTACCTTTAACATCATACCATCTTCTAAATACATTATGATGAACAATTACAGTGTCACCAATTTGTATTTTAGTCTCACGAGCTGTTGGAACTGCTTTTACTATAGCTTCTCTATTTATAAACTCGTGATTAAAAATTTCAGTATTTAATATTAATTCTGAGTCACCTATTTTTTTTACGTTATTATATCTTTCGCCTAAAGGCTCAACTATAAAGTTATGAGGTGTTTTCACTAATACTCTAAATTATATTCAACAGATACTGCCATATTTTTATTAAAATCTTTCCAAGGCATTACATCTTTATTTTTTTTAATGTAAACGCTATATTTATCTTTTTCTTCTACTATATCACAGATAGTATGACCACCATAAACTTCTTGCCCAACAGCGTAGTGCATAGCGTCAATTTTATAATCTTTACCTATAGTAATTTTACGAATTAACTTACTCATTTTTATTATATTCTATTTTACCATTAGTTATGTCAATATCGACATCACCATATTCTTTTTTAAATTCTTGTTGTATTGTATTTACCATGCCTTGAAGCTGCATGATGTCGTGTAATAGTGCATGCTTTTTTGTTTCTAGCATGCCTAACTGCATTTGACCTTCATTAATACTTTTTATTACATTTTGCACTTTTGAAAGTTGAGCGTCTGTAATTTTTTCTGGCCTAAGATTTTTTGTCTTAGGTGTTTTTCTTTTTGCCATTTTTATTTAATTTAATTAGTTAATTTTTGTTTAAAGTGCTTCAAAAGTAACATTACCTGATAAGTCAGCACTGTTTCTTGCATAATCAGCTAGATTATGATTTAATGGATAATACAATACAGGCCCAGCATTAAGATCAGCGCTGCTAAAACTTCCAGACTTTGTTCTAACATCAAGAAAGTTACCACTATTGTATAGTTCTGTTACGTCTTTTTGATTCATTACACCTTTAAATACAGCAAAGTCTCTTATGCGCATAGGTGTTAGTGCAAAATTATAAGGAGAATTTCCACTGTCGTAATTTGTAGTTACAGCTCTAGTAGTTCCTATACCAAGAAAATTAACATTATCAGCTACAACTTCAGGCTCATCATCTCCCTGCCCAACATCAATACTCATATTTATGTCTTGCCCGTTCCAAAAAACGTCCCAAGCTGCAGACCCAGTCCCTTCGTCTCTAACAAAAGCTAAATGAACAAAACCTTGACCATTAGTATTTCCAGGATTAGCTTGATCCCATAGACTATTAATGCTACTACCACTAGATCCTGTTCCTGTTTGAGCGTTAGCATCATGCAAAGCTCTCTGACTACCAGCTCTATCAGCCCCTCCATCTGTCCAAACAGTGATTCTATTTCTAAAGCTAGTGCCACTTCTATAAGATAAATAAGCAAGAATAGCTCTATCTGCGCCGAAAGCAGTTTGTGATGTATTCATTTGAAATAAATACAACGTAGTTAGACCGTTTGACCAACTACCACTTGAAGTGCTACCTGAGTGACTCCACATAGGTTTAATCCACATTGAAAAACTTATTTTATCACCAAAATCGCTACCGTCTGTAGTTAGTAAATCTTGAATTGTTTTACCCTCTGGTTCGTTACCCAATGCTTGAAGATTTTCATCGGCAGCTAGCTGTAATCCTTTTTCAAAGTTGTAACCATTAGCGCTTGCGTGATCTGAGTAGTTTCCATCCCACTGGTGACCGTTAGTTTGACAAGCATGAGTAGCAGCCCACTCGTATCTGCCAAAATCTATCTTTTTTTTAGATGAAGATAAGCTTAATCCCATTAGTAACCAAAATAACAGATTATACCACCATCAGAGTCTGCAGCTGGGGTAACACTTGTCCATCGACCGTATATAGTCATACCGCCTGGAAACTTAGCTCCACTAACAGCAATACCACCAAAACCAGATTCTCTTTGATTAAAAAATCCTACTGTTTGAGAACTTACGTTGTGAGCAGCTGACATTGTAACTGTAACGTTTCCATCATAATCAACTACTTTTGTAGGTGCTGAAGCGCTAAAAGGTATATCAGTATCTCCTTGAGACTCTATAATCATACCTTTTTTTATAGATGAATTAGCTGCGCCTAAAGTTAAAGTAGTACTAGAGCCAGATGTAGAAGCAGTAGAAGTTATTGATGTATTATCGTGAGCAGCAACAGCTGTACCAAAATACTCTACATTAGAATCTATTGACACATCAGCTGTTAGCTCAGATAAAATGTTATCTGCTAAAAACTGTATAGCCACTATGACCATACCTTTAGGTGGTCTAAGCTGAGAGTTTGTGTCGGTGTGTGCACTACCTAGTTGACCAAAATCATACGATGATCCTATTGAATTATTTGCCATTTTATTTTTCTTTTATTTGTTCATTTTTTTTTGAGCTTCCGCCGAAGAAGAAGTCTATTATTGTATTTACTTTAGCGCTCATAGCGCCAAATATCGTTGATATAAAGCTAATCTCAAACTCTCCTAGCTCTATAGTTTTAGTTACAAAGTAATTAAACATTACAAACGTAATACCAAAATATGCTACAGTAAATAGTGTTGCTAATACTTTTTGTATTATAGCATCGTCTTTATACATATCACGCGCAGATTTACGATCTTCAACTTCTTTTGCAAAAGCTTCTTTTTCTGCGTCTAATAATAATTTTTTTAAAGCAAGTTTTGCTTCGTCTCTTTCTTTGTCTGTAGTGATAACTTTGTCGAGTATGCCTTCAGCATTATCAACAATTTTACCAAACAAACCTCCTACTAAATTGTTTATCATATTTTATTTTTTTCCCAAGGAAGTTCTCTACTACCTTCTTCGTATTTTTTACCAGTAAAAGGATCTAGTATATAACCGTTTAATCTAGGCCATACTTGTCCGTCGTGTAAAACATAGTCATCAGTATAAGTAGATCTACCTGTCTTCATGTCTGTAATGTGTTGCATTTCATGATTAACAGCTCTTTTACCTTCAGGTGTATCTAAATCAACAGTATCACTAACAAATATAGTTCCGTCCATATTTGCTTCAGCTAATATACCTTCATCTAATTTTTTCTTAATTATTTGAGTGTTATCAGGAGTTCTATATTTTCTTGATTCTTTGCCTAACTTAAAAGCCATGTTTAGTCTTTTATATTTTTCATTAAGTCATATTTATCTTTATCTAACGTAGTAGAGCCTTTACCGGCAGATACAGGGTCAAACATACCTAAAATTACTGATGACTTAACCCCTAAGTTTAAAAGTTTGCCTGTGTGTTTTTTAAGAATATTTTTTACTTTACCAAAACTTGACTTTGTAACTCTTCCAGGATCGCTAGATCTTACAGTAGGTATACTGTTTATTTCTTTAAGTAATCTTTTACCCGCATCAGTGCTAACGTCAACAACTCCTCTACCGCCAAAAACTTTTGCTGTTTGTGGTCCATTTGATTTAAGAGGACTATTTTTTTTAAAAGGGTTGCTTCTTTGTTTAAATGCCATTATCTTGTTGGGTCTTTAATCATATCATCAATTGCCTTATTAAAGACTTTGTCTGTATATGTTTTGTTATTATAGAATACGCTACGATCTGATACTGGTAAATCTTCTTCTCCGAGTAAGATACGATATATTCTACTTATAAGTTGGCTGCATTTAAAAGAGGTTTTGAAGACGCTGTATTTAATCGTTGTTCGATTTCGATGACGCCAGACCTCTATCCAGCCTAATTTTCTTAGTTTATCCCAACGTTTCTTATCCCAACTCATAGTATAAGTACCGTCTATAAACTCTTGTCTTGTAAACCGACTTTGACAATCTAAAAATATTAGCAGTTCAAGTTCGGCATCTGTTAATCCGTAAGTCTTACAAGCCCACTTTCTAGTGAGCCTGTAATACTTTAGGATTTGTAATTCACGTAAATCGTGAGAAGTTAATCTCATTTATTAACTGTCAGTGTTAGCTATAAGTGCTAAATTATCAATATCAGCCACAGCTGTAACATCACTGTTAAAATATGTACTAGTTACATCATCAGCTATAGTTACTATACCATCATGGTGTGGTCCTTGATTAGTAGCTTCACAAAGAGCTTGTATGACTTTGTGGCCTGTAGCCGCGTTTATAGTCAAATCAACTTTTTCAGTTTGCATACTAGCGTTTTGACCATCATCGTATGTAATTGCTTCGTAATGCACGCCAACTGTAGTATCGTTAAGAAGACTAAAAGCTCTTATGTTTTCTACAGGCACTAATAGTGAATCGTTAGAAGCATCATCATCTGTGAGGCTAGCTACATCTCTAAAATAAAAATATCTTTTCATAATTTCTTTTTTTTTAAATTGTTATAAATTATTAAGCAGCAGCAGCAGCTTCTTGAGTTTCAGTTCCGTCAGCAGCAAATGAATTAACTATCCAACCAGTTTGTGTTCT